GGTAATGCGAGGCCCGGGGAGGCGCTAGGGGTTGGTGGTGGGGGTTACTGAAATTATAAGGCTAGAAAAATGGTAGGGATCAAGGTAGGGGATGGCGGTGTTACGCAGCTGACGGCGGCTGGGTGGCGGCGTTTTGAAGCTGACGTCGACCGGCTGACGCGGACGCAGTTGCCGTTTGCGGTCGCCAAGACGCTGACGGCGCTGGCGGTGGAGACGAAGCGTGAGACGGTGGCGCAGATGCAGGCGCGTTTTGACCGGCCGAAGCCATGGACACTGAACAGCCTGTTCGTGCAGGGGGCCAACAAAAATGACGGCTTCAGGATGACGGCGTTGGTCAATGTGATGGACGGCAATGGCCAGCGGCGCTACGCGGCGCAAGGACACGAGGGCATGGGGGCGGCGTTCGTGGCGAGCGGGCAGGACAAGCGCGCGATCATCGGCCAACAATTCACGGGTGGCGGCCGGCAGTGGAAGCGCTTCGAGAAGCGTCTGCAGCGCGCCGGCATCCTCCCGTCCGGGCTGGTGGCGGTGCCGCCAAAGCAGGGCAACTGGGCCATGCCGATCGACCGCTACGGCAACGCGCCGCATGGCCTGCTGGTGAAGATACTGTCCTACTTCGAGGCGTTCAGTGAGGCCGGGTCGGCAGGCAACACGACGGCCGCCGGCCGCGCCAAGATCGCCAAGACACGGCAGCGCAAGGGGCATGACTACACGCGCATCAGCGCGGCCGGGAAAAAGATCAAGCGCAGCTATATCGAAATCGGCGGCGTGGTGTATTTCATCTCGCGCGGTAAGGGCAGCCCCAGCGCAGACGGCCGCCTCACGCAGCCGCTGGCGCGCGGCATCTGGGCCAAGCGCGGCATACACGGCGTGGAGGTGGCTCCGGTGCTGCTGTTCGTGCGCGAGCCGTATTACACGGCGCGTATCGATCTACCTGGGATAGCTAGCCGTCTGCACCGTGAGAAATTCGGGGCGCTGCTGAGGGCCAATCTCGCAGGCGCAATCCGGACGGCCCGATGAGCTCACTGTACCTCAATCTGGCCGACGTCGAAGCGCAGTTGCAGGCCGCCGGCTTGCTGCTGGACACGGTGACGAGCGGCAATGGTGGCGCGCTGGCCGGCAGCGTCTATATCGGATCCAGTAAGTCGGTGCGCTGTGACGTCGACGGCGAGCGCGCCAAAAAGACGGGTGCCTACCGACTGCACGAGCTGCGCCTGGGCGATGGCATCCTGATCACCGGTGCCTACTGGACGGATCACGGCAGTGGCTACGGCACCATAGAGCTGCGCAAGCGCTGTGATGGCTGCGGCCGTGACATGGGCCTGAAGGAAAAGGCGTGCCCCGGCTGTGGGCAGCGGAAATTCAGTCAGAGCGCGCTGACGGCAGAGCAGCTGCAGGCCCACAAAGAGCGCATGGCCGAGCTCAAGCGCCAGGCGGAAGCCGCTGCGAAGCACGCCGCCGACCGCGCCGCCCGCTGGGCGCATGCCGTGTGGCTAACGTGCATCGATGATGGCGCGCAGGCGCACGACTACATCGCCAGAAAACAGCTGGCCGGCGCACACGGCGCGCGCATCTTCCCAGGTAATGACGGCCTCATGATCGAAGGTGCGACCAAGGAAGACTATGAATATCTGGGGCGGCTCAAGGGCGCGCTGGTCATCCCCATGTGCGACGACACCGGCCAGCCACGCGGCCTGCAGTTCGTGCTGTCGCGCACACACCATCAAGAGCTGATCGCCCGCCGTGGCGGCAAGGACAAGACCTATTGGCCGGCCGGCATGGCCAATGACGGCCTGCACTTCCTCATCGGCAGCGGCATCGGCGAGCTTTGCCTGGTCGGAGAGGGGTTTGCAACCTGCGCCAGCCTGCACGAAGCCACCGGCCAGCCGGTGGCCGTGGCGTTCGATGCGGCAGGCCTGCTGAAGGTGGGCAAGAGGATCTGGAAGCACCGCAAAAAGCGCGTCAGGCTGCTGTACTGCGCCGACGACGACTGGCTGCAGAAGTGCCAGGCCTGCGGCGATGTCACGCCGGTGGTCACTGCGACCTGCAGGCGCTGCGGGCAGGCGCATGGCAAGGCCAATGCGGGCGTCGAGCGCGCCCAGGAAGCGGCGCTGGCGACCGATGGCGCGTGGATCGCGCCGCAGTTTGCCGGCGCGCGGCCAGACGACAAAAAAGGACTCACCGACTACAACGACCTGCGCTGCCTGGAAGGCGCGCAGCCGGTGCGCGCGCAGATCGAGGCGCGTCTGGTAGAGCTGGGCTGGGGCACGCCCGCACCGCCCAGCGCCCCTCCGGCCGGCAATGGCGGGGTTCCTCATGAAAGGGGGGAGGGGAAATCGGCGCGGCCGCAGGCGGTGTCCATCATGGCGCTGGACGATGTTGTCGAGCGCTTCATTCACATCGACGATGGCACGGGCGAGTACGTGTTTGACCAGTGGACGCGCGAGATATGCAAGCGCAGCAAGATGACGGCGCTGCTGCCGGCGCGGGTGCGCTTCGATGATGTGAAAGAGCATCCGACGTGGCGGCAGCGCGCCGTGTATATCGACCAGGTGGGTTTTGATCCAGGTGGCGAAGACGACAACATCACATGCAACCGCTGGACGGGCTGGCCGATTGATCCGGTGGCGGGCAAGTGCGAGATGCTGCTCGACCTGCTGCGCTACCAGTGCGCCGGGGAAGGCGAGCAGGCCGGCGAAGCGCTGTACGACTGGATCATTAAATGGCTGGCCTATCCACTACAGCATCCTGGCGCCAAGATGCAGACCGCCATCATCATGCACGGGCCGCAAGGCACGGGTAAAGGGCGCTTCTTCGAGACCTACTGTCGCATTTTCGGCGAATACGGCATCATCCTCAATCAGGGGGCGATCGAAGACAAGTTCAACTCCGACTGGTCGGAGCGCAAGCTGTTCATCCTGGCGGACGAGATCGTCGCCCGCGCCGACATGTACCACCTTAAGAACCAGCTCAAGAATTTCGTCACTGGTGAATGGGTACGAGTCAATCCCAAGGGTCTCGCTGCCTACCGGGAACGCAATCACATGCAGATCGTTTTCCTCAGCAACGAGAAACAGCCCCTGGTGCTGGAAAACGACGACCGGCGCTACTGCGTCATTTGGACGCCGCCGCCGCTGGCTGACTTTTTCTACAACGAGCTGTCGGCCGAAATCGAAAATGGCGGCGTGGCGGCGTTGTATCACCACCTGTTGCAGGTCGATCTGGCGGGATTCAAGCCCTGGACGAAGCCGCCCATGACGGTGGCCAAGCGCGAGCTGATCGACGTCAACCGCGACAGCGTCGAGCGCTTCCTGATCGATTGGAAAGGGGGCGACATCGAAGGTCTGCCCTTCTGCCCCTGCGGCAGCGCCAATCTGTACACCGCTTACCTAGGCTACTGCCGCGCCAACGGTGAGCGCATGCCGCGCCCGGAAAACCAGTTCAGCGGCCACATCGTCAAGCTGCAGGGTTGGGAGAAGGCGCACAAAGACGTGTACGAGAGCTACAACATGCTTGGCACACCCAAACGAAAGCGCATGATCATCCCCAGCGTGCATGCGCTCACAGAGGCCGCTCAGGCCGGCATGAAGGACTACCGGCCAGCGACCGACAGGCCGCTGAGTCATTACTACACCGAATGCTACCTGGACTTCCAGGCAGGGATGAAGGCCGAGCCATGACCGCACGGGCGCACAGCTTAACGCACGGGTATCCGCACGGGTACAACACGCGTGGTTACGCGCACCGCACGGGCGCACGGGTACAAACCCCGCGCACGTGTACACGTAAAGACACACACACCACACGTGCGCGCTGGACTCTTACGTGTACACGCGACCCGTGCGCACCCGTGCGCCCGTGCGCTTGCAGGCGCAGCGCGGGTTGTACCCGTGCGGATACCCGTGCGGATACCCGTGCGCCTGGGCGTGCGCCAGATTCGCGCGCGCGCAGGCGCGTTTTCCCGTCCACATGTCTTTGTAAAAAAAGAAAGAAGAGAATGATGAAGATCGAGCAGCTGCCGCTGGCAAAGCTCCAGCCCTACGCCAACAACAGCCGCACTCACAGCGCGGCGCAGATCGAGCAGATCGCGGCCAGCATGCGCGAGTTCGGTTTTACCAACCCGGTGTTGATCGACGCCAGCGGCGGCATCATCGCCGGCCATGGGCGCGTACAGGCCGCCGCCATGCTCAAGCTGACCAAGGTGCCCTGCCTCCGCCTGAGCCATCTCAGCGAAGCGCAGAAGCGCGCCTATGTGATCGCCGACAACAAGATCGCCGAAGGCGGTGGCTGGGATCAAGCCATGCTGGCCATGGAGATACAAGGGCTCATCGATAGCGGCTTCGATACCGCGCCGCTGGCGTTCAGCGACGACGAAATTGACGAGCTGCTGGGCGGATACACCGGTGCTCATGATGACGGCGTGCTGGATGCCCATGCCACCACCGTCACGGACGAAGATGGGCCGGCCGAAGTCGAGGAAACGGGGGGGCGCAAACCCCAGCCGCCGGCAAAAACCGGCTACCCGGTCATCCTCTACCTGTCGAAGGGGCAATACCAAGCGTGGCGCGCGCATTTGGCGGCGACGGATCATCACGATGGCGCGCGCGCCCTGATAGAACTCATCGACGTCACCCATGGGGGTGCACAATGATCCGCCTCTACACTGGGGAATACCTCTATTCACCCTATCTGCTGCACTTCGGCCTGAACCGTTGCTCGCATGGCTGCATCTATTGCTTCGCCAACCTGAACCGCCCAGACCGGCAGACCGAAGCCGCCGATCTTTTGAAGATAGAACGCTGGTTCTCACAAGGATCGACATGTGTTGAATTTGAGCTGCTGCAGGCCGGCCATCCGGTGTTGGTGGCCAATGACAGCGACCCCTGCGCAAAGTCGAATCAAGCGGCGTTTGAGGCGCTACACGAGTCTTCGCGCCGTCACGGGTATCGCCTGGTGTACCAGACGCGTGGCGGCGAAGCCGAGGCCGAGGCGCGCATCCTGAGCGATGCGCCCACGAGCGTCTATGTCAGCTTGACGACCGACCGAGACGACATTGTCAGTCAGTATGAGCCGGGTTGTCCGCGTTTTTCTCAGCGCATGGATTTCATCAGTCGTCTGAAAAAGGCCGGGCATCACGTCATCATCGGCCTCAATCCTTTCATCCCTGCCTGGTGGGATGATCTGCGCGGCAGCTTTGCTCAGCTGCACGCGGCCGGCGTCAGTCATGTCTGGCATCAACCGATACACATGTCGCGCTTCCAGCTTGCCAACATGCCGGACGCCTATAAAAAACGGCATGCAGATTTCATTGACTACGCCACGAAACGCGTGGCCCCGGACGCCAACGAATACACGGCCGGCCTCATGGCGCTTGAACGCATGGGGTTCAACCTGTTGCGCGGCGGCATTAGTGAGCATCTAGGGTTTTGGGATGCGTATTTTTCACTCGGTTTCCCTTTTGTCCCAACGTTGGATGCCTTTGTGCGCGATTGCAACCGCCACGCTGGCGGTGCGCCCGTGATGGTCAGCTTGCAGGGGTTTACCGACTGGGCGCGCGTCTTTGAGAAAGACAGGAGTATTTACAAGGAATTTCTCGTCAAGATCGGCCGCAACATTCGTAACGTCGGCGAGAAGACGGAGAGCGCCAAGAGCATGCACAAGGTGCATGAGTTCCTGTGGCGGCTCGAAGAGTTCCCAACCATTTTCCGTTCAAACGCATTTGCCAGAGTGGCTTATCAGGATGGCTGGGCGGGCGACGACGAAGGTATCCCTCTGCTGGCCGTGTCGGCAGAGGGTTTTGACGCCCCGGAAATTAGCGATTCCGGCGCGGTGTTTCTCGATTCTCCGCTGGAAAGGAGGTGGTAACCATGGCTGAAAACACAGGCACCCGGCAAGTGGGTTCTGGCAAGTATTCGGTTCGGAAAGGACAGTCTGTTCGAAAAAAGGCTTTTCCGTATTCCAAAACATATCGCGGTCGATAGCCGCTTTTAATAGGCCACACCCATGCCCACTCTCCTCAGCAAGCGCGAGTTCGCGGCCCTCAAGGGCTGGAGCCCCTCGTACATCACCCAGCTCCGCAAGGAAGGGCGGCTGGTGCTGGTGGAGGGTGGGCGTGTGGATGTGGCCGCTACCGAACAACGACTCAGAGAGACGCGCGACCCCGACAAGGATCACGTCACGCGCCGCCATGCTGCAGCCCGGCGCGAGAAGCCACCGCAGTCAGCGTCATCAGGCACGGACAGTGGCGTCGGCCAGGAGGCGGACGAGGCGCAGGCCATGGGGCAGGATGCGGACGAGGCGCGCACCCAGGTCAAGAAGCTGCGCGAGCTGGTGGCGACCGAGATGGATCGCATCGAGCTTGGCCTGCTGCGCGGCGAAATCACCGAGCGCCGCGCCGTGGATGCGGCCTGGTACGACATGGGTGTGACCATGCGGGCGCGCCTGGATGCGCTGACGGAACGCCTCGCGGCGCGTCTGGCGGCCGCCACCAGCCCGGCGAAGGCGAGCAGCGAGCCGACCGAGAGATCGATGCCGGCCGTCAGGATGACGAAGGTCATGCCGATGGCGAGCAGCCCGGTGATCGAGACCTGGCGCATGACGTTGAACAGGTTGATCGACGACAGGAAGCGCGGCTCGAGGATGGCGAACACCGCCATCAGCACCACGAGGAAGATCAGCGGCGCGAACCGCGCCAGGAACCCGAAGAGATCGAAGCTGCCCTTCTCGGCCGCCGCGCCTTGCCTTGCCTCAGCCATGCCCTCGCCTTCCTCCTCCTGCCGATGCGACGCCTCTTGCCGCGCTCAGGCAGCGCGGCTCGTCGTCCCGAGCGTCATCATCGTCATCAGCTTTTCCTGCGTCGCGTCGGCGCGCATCACCTCGCCGGTCACCCTGCCCTCGCGCATGGTGACGATGCGGTCGGCGACGGCGAGCACTTCCGGCAGTTCCGACGAGATCGCGATCACCGCGATCCCGGTGACGATCGAGACGCTGCTGGGGCGGCCGGCGTCGAACGCGACGCTGTACTCGTACCAGGACGTCGGCGCGCGGATCGCGAGCGGCTCGTTTCTCACCGACGGGATGGTGATCTGCCCATGCAGCAGCAACACGCTGGGCGCGGTCGCGGCGGGCACCGGCGGCAGCCTTATCACCCGGGCCGCGTCGGTGACGCTCAAGGAAGCGCGGCGGCTGGTCATCGTCCATCGTGAGATGCCGTGCAGCCCGATCGAGCTGGAGAACATGCTGCGGCTGTCGCGGGCGGGTGCGATCATCTGCCCGGCGAATCCCGGTTTTTACCTGCTGC